AAATGGATATTGCTTATATTTGTAAGAAAGAATGTTTTCTTTTTTCAAAAGATTGGAATGATTCTACAACTACTGTAGCTACTTTTTGGGTTAATCCTTGTGCAACAACAGCTGTTACTGTTGGAGCACAAAATGCATATCAATGTGGTCTTCAAACTTATGTAGGTTCTATGTTTAAATTTTGGCGCGGTACTATGAGATATCGTATTTCTGTTGCAAAAACTGCATTTCATTCTGGTAGATTGTTAATTTCCTTTCATCCTGGTGCTCTTACAACTGCTATTCCCTTTATAGATGATAGGTCCTACTCTTGGATTCTTGATTTGTCAAAAAGTTCTGATCTTTCTTTTGAAATTCCTTATGTATCCCAATACCCTTGGTCCTTTACTAATGTTGTTAATTTTGATACAGCAAATCCTTCTGGTCCTGCCACTGGCTCAGTTATTGGTTCAAATAATATCCTTAGTTTTCCTGGTTTGGTTAGAATTAATGTCCTTAATACTCTTAGAACTGCTGGTGCTGCTTCAAACACTGTTCAAGTTATTTGTTGGGTTAGTTGTGGAGATGATATTGAATTTTGTGATCCTACTTTTACCAATTATAGACCCTGTTTAGCACCTGCTGCAGCTCTTCGTGCTACAAAAACCCTCAAAGAAGATATGACTGAAGGTTATGTTGATGATGAAGAAGATCTCATTCAACTTGATGATGATATTCAAGAAGAAGAATCTGAAGAGCCTGCAAATTTTGAGGATGATATTAAGGTAATTCAAGAACATGTTCCTATTAATTATGTTTCCCAAGCTTTTGGTGATCTCAATCCTGCTCTTGCCAATAAAACCCAAACCCAAGATAATTTTATCAAACTTTTTAATTCTCCAACTAAATTTAATGATGCAATTTGTCCTGGTGAAAAAATTACAAATTTAAGACAACTTATTAAAAGATTTGCTCCTTTAATTTCTGTATATCCCGATACTACTTTTTCCACTCCAAACCCTGAAATTTGGGGTATCACTCAATTTAATAATGTAACCCTTGATCCCGCTTATTTTGGTGGTGCTCTTAGAGCTCCAAGTTCTGTTGTAGATAATATTTATTCAAAAATTACTGGTCAAGATAGTGCAGGTTTTCTTAGAACAATTGGTGTAAGAACAGATCATTCTATTCCTTTATACTATATTTCCCATATTTTTAGATTTTATAGAGGTGGAATTAGATATAAGTCTTTTATTGGTCTTAATGGAGATAGAAAAGTTGAAATGCATAATATTGAAACTGGTGCTTTAACTTCATTAACCATCGAAGAAGTTAATAGAGGTCCTTCTCGATTTTATATTTCCCCCACCGCTACCATTAATGGTAATGTTATTGCCCCAAATATTAATTATGAATCCAATGGAACAAAATATTACTTAAATTTGATTATGGGGGCCTCTTATCAACATCATATGAATTCCAATGATCAGAATCTATTAGAGGTTACTGTTCCTTATTATTCCAACCTCCCTTTTAATTGTATTTCAAATGGCACCACTTTTGGTGTTTTTGATTCCTATTGTACACGTAAACGTGTAATTTTCCAAAATCTAGTTCCCGAAGGTTCCCCTGGTTTTATTATTCATACTGCTGCTGCAGATGATTTTAATTTTGGTTATCTAATCGGTCCCCCATGTATATGTTATGTTTCTGACAATTTTAACAATTCTGGTTAGGCTAAACGCTTTATTATCTTTTTTTTCCTTATGAGCGTTTGCTCTTAAGTTTTTTTGTTAATAAAGTCATTAGTAAAACAC